AGCCTAGTATTATTGGCTCTTGCCTTGTTTCACCATCTCTAAAATATCCTAATACCCAACTACCCTCTACAAGGCCAGATGGAGATTGGCCAAGGCCTGTAATGCCGGCCGCTGTAACAGGTAACATACAAGAGGCCCATGGCAAATCGGCCGTGGGTAATACCTCAGTGTTAGATGTGTGATGGCCTAACGCTCTGACTTTAAGTCGGCCTGTGTAAGTAGGGTCTAATCTATCCTCTACTACGCCAACAAACCAGAGAAAACCATTTAACCCTAAAATTTTATTGTTCATACTTTTTTTATTTACCGATATATGTTTGCTTTTAATTCACTCACTATACGCTATTTAAGCCTATTTAATATGGCCGTACGCAATATGTTAAATGACTGCTTATACCATGCTATGATACTATGTATAAGAATAAACCCTTGTCCCATATAGAAACAGGCAGTCGCCAGACTGACTTTAGCTTGGTGGCCTTTGTAGAACCTGTAATACTTCTCTGTATAATATATTTCTATCAAAGCTGTAGAGAGGTTGCCATATGATGTTCTTAATTTGTTCTTTAATTTATTCATTGTCTTATTTACTTGCCTTTCACGGTGGTTTGTGTTATATTGTAGACCATTCTCTCGGTTGCTTGAAGATGGCCATGTCCTAAGCGCTCGGAAGCGTCGGAAACTCTCGGATTCTCTGTATATCTCTGAGGAGTTAAGATCATTTAAAAACTCCGTCACCCTCTGTATTATCTAAAAGTGTATCATCTAGGTCATACTTTAATATATTGATTGACTCTTGGTCTTCTCTGCCGTCCAGTGTGTTTACATTTTCTTGTGGGTAACCAGTATATACTGAATCTTTAAAGATTAATAAAGTCATTTCGTGTTTGTCGGAAGTTGTACTTATCTTATGTCTTATAGATTTAACAAGATAACGTCCACTCATATATGGGTCTAGGTCTAACGGATTGTCAACTCCAGACGGTTCATAACTTGGCATTTCAAATGATATAAGGTCACCAACGGATAGACCTGTAAACCCTGGTACAGTTATGTTTAATGACATAGTTTCAAATGAGAGCCTCTGGCTTAATCGTTTAGGTAGATTTGTTTCATGTGGCACTCGTTCTACATCACTATGTACATTTTCTGTTGTTGATACCATGTATTGTGTGCCTTGTGGAAACATACTAAAGAATTTATTATCTTTGTAATTAAATATAGGCATGATACTTTTGGTATCTTGTAATCCACCTGAGCCGTCATGCTCTGTATGAAACGATTTATTATAGTTTGTGGCGTAATCAAAATCAACCTCACTAAAGGTCTTATTGTAATTGTCATGTGTAATTACACGAGCATTATATACACCGTTTCTTAAATTTTTTAATGTGTTAAACTGTTCATTGATTTGAAAGTTTACTACAGTTTGCATTTCTTTTATGACATCTCTATTACCACGACTATCTCTAATGTTGGCAGGTTTAGGTGTGTACTTGGCCTGTACTGGTCTTGCCACACTGTTTGATACGGCTAACATAGACTCAATAGATTGAAAATGAAAACCTATGGCCGTTTCATAGAACATCATACCAGCATTATTAAATACTTTACTTTCAGCGTTCTTACTAAACTCGTCTATTGCTTCAAACGGTCTTATTTTAGGTGATGTATATTTACGAATACCTTTTGTTTCTTCTACAATAATTGTCTTCTTACTTCGTAATTCGTTTCTAAACACTGATATAACATTGTTGTCATATGTGTTGGTAAATGCTCGTTCTACTTTTACTTGTTCATTTACTATCATCTCTGGTGAACAAAAGTGTAGTTTATACATTTGAGTTCTTGGCGATACACCAGTTCTATCGGCAATCTTGTAGATAAACATAGGGTGACCTGTTTCAAAGGTAAAGTCGTAACCTCTACTTGTGCCAGGTGTAAACAACTTAAATTCTATTCGTTCAAAGCCTGTTAATGGTAAATGACCAATTACATTTTGAGCGTCTGTTAATATTACTGTGCCTGATAGGTTTTTCTGATCTAATGCCTCATAGACATTGACCTCTGATACTAATGATCTTATTGAAATTCTTTTTGGTCTTTGGCCATCGGCTGCCTGAAAAGATACTAATTCAACATCTGATAAGACGTATTCGCCAGCTTGCCCTAATTGGTCTGTATTAATTTCACTATACATATCATTCTATTTTCTTATAAGTCTTTCAAATTCTTCAACAAAAAGACCTAGGAATTGTGGTTGTAATAATTTGATTGTTCTTCTCTCGTCTTGTAGTCTTTGTTCGTACTCATAATTAGAAACTGATTCAGCACCAAGTGTGTCTGAATTTACTTGTACCTTATGTGAGTAATCTTCAGGACCATTACCTGTTTGTCTACCACTTGATTGTGTAACCTCATAATGGTGTACACTGCCTGGATTATCATACTTGTCGTTTACATAAACTTCAAAGTCTTGCTCTGACAACGGCCAATCATAGTAGGCGTCTGTCATATCATTGGTCATTAATATTACCCAATGTAATTCTGTATCGCCAAAGTGTTTAAATGCTGTGTGTTCAGGTCTCTCGCCATTTGGTACATCATATGCTGAGTACAAACTGGCCTCATTTATAACCTTAGACCTTACCTTAATTCTTCTCATTAAGTCTGTAACTAATTTAACATTACCATCACCTTTCATGTCATAGTAACCCTTTGGAAATTTAGAAAAGTATGCCATTAAAATCCTTCAGCTATTCTTTCTTTAGTCATTATTTCTGTTTCTTTAAATGTTAAGTTCATTGTTGCCATAACAGGAGCAGCGCCACCTTGGTCTGCCTTAAATGTAGAAAATACTCCTTCAGGAGCAAAGTCAATGTTCATGTTAGCCAATACACAACGACTAATTCTTGGTATATATGTGTTAATGTTTTCTCTGTACATGTATGTAATTTGAAATTCACTTGGTACATTAAAGAAACCTTTTGTACTACCCTGGTATTCAGGATGCATATGAAACTTGAATAGATTTATTATCTTGTGCATTTGGTCTTTCTCTTTAGCATTCTTAGGAGCAAACTCAAAAGGAAATTCAAACTCTCTAAAGTTAACTCTACTAAACACCATCTCTTGTTGTGGGTTTACTGCCTGACCTTTTGCCTTATCATAGGCTGCTTCAGCATTCTCAAAACCTGGTATTAAACTAGCAGCGCCAAATATACCTGATCTTGCTAACATTTTAACAGCGTCAGCACCACCACCTTTGATGGCCGCCATGGCACTATCAAAGTCCTTAATACCACTTAATGTGTCGCCTAATAAACCAGCAACACCTGTGTCTATACCCTCGTAGTTGGCACCATATCCAAATTTAAGAGCAGCACCTGGTGTGTATAGAATTATACTATCTGACAAAAATGTATGTGTTGGTGTTTTCTGATTTAGACCTGACTTAACACCTTGTAGTCTTGTGTTACCAGCAAAACCATTTTTGTTCTTAATTTTTTGTACTGATTGTTGATATGAATTACCACCTGCAAATGTACCACCATAGTCTGCTTGAGGTATCACTCTAACATTAGCTTGTTTATCAGTTTTAAATTTTGATGACTTGTGCATCACTACATCAAAAATGATATAATGACCTTCACCTAGATTAGATGTTTCTTGTGGGTAATACACCGTACCATATTGATACGGATTCTCTTTCATGTGAGCAGTAGGATCAATGTTACCAATCTCTAATGGTGACTTGTTTAATAGTTTAGCAGCCAACTTTTTCTTTTGTCCACCATTGGCCATTAAGTTATTGGCAAAACTTGATATGCTACTGCCTACCATGTTACCAACCTGTTGCTTTAATATGTTTGAAACCTTACTTGTAAAACTCATCTAAATACCTTTGTAATAGTAATATTTATAATGAAAAAAAGACAATCATACAAAGGTATTTACCGACCCACCAATCCAAACAAATACGCTGGTGATCCAACAAGAATAGTATATCGTTCCAATTGGGAGCGTAAGTTTATGGTATATTGTGATAGAAATGAAGATATAACTCATTGGGCCAGTGAAGAATTAGCAATACCATACATCAATCCTATTGATAGAAAGAGGCACCGTTACTATCCTGACTTTATCATAAAGACCACAAAAGGCAAGCGATATATGATAGAGATAAAACCAGCAGCCCAAACTAGAAAACCTAAACCTAAAACAAAGAGAACAAAGGCATTTATGAGAGAGAGTTTAGAGTATATCAAAAACATAGCCAAATGGCAAGCCGCTGATGTTTACTGTAACGATAATGGTTTAGAGTTTAAAATCTTTACTGAAAAAGAATTAGGTATCTACTAGGCAATAGCCGTATTATTCAAATTCAACAATGTATTATCGGAGTTCTTATTATCCGTGTGTATATAGTTTTGTGTTTGACCACTAGCAGATGAATTATTTTGTGTACTGTTTTGTTGTATTACAACATTTGATTGATTTGCTTTTGCTGTCAATTCACCAGACGCTGTGTTAATATTTTTTCTATCATCAACATTCATTGACGCTTTAGTGTAATCAACTTTACCTGCTTCTACTTCTTCAAGTGAAAACTTTTTATCTGGCATTATCTTTTCAGTAGGTTGTTTTAATTCTTCTAACCCTTTCTTTTCTTCGGTAGTGACATCACCCTCTGTCATAAGAGCATTTGCCTCTATACTTTCTTTTGCCTTTAATGCTTGTTCTTTAATGTTTTCTTGCTTTTCTTTTTCTATTGTTTCTTTGTCTTTACTTGTTTTTAGTAAATCAAATTCAATACCTGGTATCTTATTAATTAATTTTATAACACCATTAATCATTTTAATAAAGAAATCTTTGATCATAGTAAATATACCTTTAAAGAAATCAAATATCTTACCTGGTATTTTCATTATGGCAGCCGCTACATCACCAATCTTATCTCTAAATTTGTATAACAATAGTAATACACCAGCGATAGCAAGTCCAATTAATACTTTAGTAGAACCAAAGAATTTAGCAATTGCTTTTATACCTCCAGCAAACTTCTTTAATGATTTAGTTAGGCCACCTTCAGCAAAGAAACTAAAAACATCTGTTACACTGTTAGCAATATCTCTTACTGATAAAAGGGCGTCACCAACAGCAGTAAAAGGCTCCATTAATGTCTGTAAGAAAGTTGATGAAGCACCTCTNTCTCTTTGACCACCTGTTTCTACACCTAATGTATCTTTTTTATCTTGTATGTCTTGTTGTATCTTAACTAAATTTTCTTGGTCAGCTATTATTCTTTCATTATCATCACTTGTTAAAGTTTCTTTGTTAAGTAACTGGTCTTTTCTTTTTTGTGCCTCTTTTTCTTCTCTCAATAAAGTCTTTTCGGCCATGATTATCTCACGCTTTCTATCCTTTATTTCTTTCTTTGTAAGTATGGCAGTTTCTATTCTAAATTCTTTATCTGTACTAATAACTCTAGTTTCAGAAGCTATATTGTCTGCTCTCAACTTCTCTACTTCTTTTGCTGAAGTATCTCTTTGAGTTCTTAATTCTTCTATTCTTTTACCTAGACCTTTATTAAAGTCTGATACATTTACACCTAACTTATCTATGATTGTTTCTACTTTGTTAAAAGCATTCATAAATTGTTTTGTACTACCACTCTCTGCCTGTTTAGTTACTTCAGCAGCTATACTTCTTATTGTAGTAGGTGATATGATTGTTTTTTGACCAGCACTAACTGTCTTCATAGTTTCACTAGTGATGACCTTAAACAAACCTCTTATATCTGACTCTTTTATTGCCATTATTTTTTACTCTTACTACTTCCTGTGTAAAGACCAAACCAGGCAGCGCCAGCACCAACTACGATACTAATTAACCCACTTTGTTCCATTGTTGGAGCAGATAAGTTCATATACCATATTACACACTTGTATAATAGAACAACATAAGTTGTTAAAAACATTCTAGGGAATATTCTCCAAGCGTCAACAGCTCTTGCCATGTGTATAAGTTTAGCATAAGGGTTAACACCTAGGTCTTTTACAGAGGTGTCCACTTCTAAATCAACCATGATTTTTTGTTTTGGTTCTGCTATCTTAATATTTGGTTCTTTTATCTTAATATCTTCTTCCATTACTTTTGTGCCTCTCTTTGTCTTCTCTCGTTTTCTTGTTTTATCCAATTAGATAACATAGAAACATATACATCACGCTCCCATGGCATACAATCTTCAATCTCACTCAACGAATATTTATGATGTTGTATCAGTGCAAAATTAGTTTCAAAATAGGCCTCTAGGCTATTGTGGGAGAGGCTGATTCGAAAAAATCTGTTAGTCCTGATAGAACAACTGTATTTTCTACTTTCGTTACTGGATTAATAACTTTCATTTCATGTCTTAATCTAGGCATAGTATCAAAAAACTGTTTGATCTTAGCAAAAGCGTCTTGTGTTAAACTTTCAAAAAACTCTTTTATTTCTTCTTGTGTGCTGTCTTTACCTGGATATACTTTGTCACCCTCAAATATGTGATCAACACATTGAGATAAAACTTCAAATATTTGTTCTATCGTTGCGTTGTCTATACTTGTTTTGCCAGACTTTAGTACATTCAGTGTTGGGTATTTCAATACAACACCAAGATTTCTTGCTTTATCAACAATAATCTTATTTGTGTGGTCGTCATCTACTTCCACATTAATTTTTGTTAGGTCTACTTCAACATTAGCATATGTCTTCATGTCATCTGTACACAATACTTTAAATTTAGAAATCTCACCTACTGACTTAGCTCTTATCTGTAAAAAGATGTACTCTAAATCAAATGTTGGTAGTTCTTCAACTTTTAGTGTGTTAAATGTACAAGTGTCAACTATTTCTCTTGTAGCCTCATAAATCTCGGTTTCTTTTTGAGATTCCATAGCCATCAATAGTATCTTTTCTTCTCTTACTAGAAATGGTCTAAATTTGACTTTTTGATCGTGTGATGGTAAAGTCAATTCGTATGTTGGTGTATTTACTTTTGGTAATGCCATAATATCTCCTTAATTATATTTTCAGTGGCGGTATTTTAAATGGTGGAAAAGCTCTACCACCAGTTATTGGACCTATTGGTACTCGTCTTCTAATGTCATTTAATACATCACGTCCTGCTCGTCTTAATTCTGGTGGTAATTTACTAAACAGTCCACCAAATAACCCACCATGTTTTACAGTAGGTATTTTAAATTCTTTTTGTCCCATTAATGCTACATTATCTACCTCATCTATGAAATAGTTTACCCAATATCTAAATGTAAATGTAACATCAAATGTTTGTACTGTATTTACATCATGTGAATATTGAACAGCACTAATTGTTTTAGGGTAACAATCAAATAGTTTTACAGCATAAGTTACATCATCTCTTTCGTTTTGACTAGCGTAATTACCTAATTGTAAAATATTGATTGGTGAAACATAGTTATCATAGTAATTGTAATTGAAAGATGTTGTGCTCAAAGCGGCCTTTTGCCATAACTCAAAGTAACTTCTTTCTCTCAAAAACTTATCAGCATAAAATGTTGCCGTAATATCTGCTGATTTAAAATCGTAAGCAATTTTTCTACTAGGACCGTTATGCTTAATTTCTTTCATGGTAACATCTCTGTCTGGCATTTGTATTGCTGAACAAAATGCTTGTACTCTTTTACCATTGGCCATGTGTGCTGACCTTAAATCTTGTATCTCGGCAAAACCTCTATTCTCATCTGTAATATCACCAGAATATACAACTTCATTATCACTTGTGCCGGCTAATTCGTTACCAAGACCAGTTGGTAAATTAAACTCAACATAGTATCTTGCCTTTCTAGCAAAACCCTCTGCCTCATTTACAAACGCTTGTATTCTACCCATTGTAGAATCAGGATTACCACCTGCTCGTTGTTTTAATCTAGTGTCGCCTTGTACATTGTCGAGTGACTTATCTCTAGGGAAACCCATTCGTACATCAAAACCACCAAATCTTTTGCCGCCTCTTAAAATTGCCATTAAATCATTCTCCTACTGTCTGCCCACACTCTAGTAGCACCAGCTTTCTTAAACTGTTGTACTGGTAAATAAACTGCCATAGCAGCCTCATTAAAATCTATTCTTAAAAATTGTGATCTAACATGACTATAAAGATATTTCTTTATTGTAGGTTTAACCATAGCTATGTTTTTTACACCATCATAACTAGCGTCTATCCTTGTCTTGCTACTAAAACCACCTGTTGAAAACTTTTGCATTCTTTCCAACAATCTAAATCTTAACAAATACGGCAAATAGTGAAAGTTCATGCCCATAAAACCACCTTTAATTGATTCTAAAGGTAAGACTAACGGAAATGTATCATAGTAAGGTAATGTCTTCTTCCCTTTAGGGTCATAAAAGAACATGTTTAATCTACCAGCACTTGGCCGACCATTTAACTTACCTTGATTCATCAACTTTCTGGCTGTAAATCTATCAGCTAATGATTGAACATTCGTTCTATACCAATTTGCTGACTTTTTTACACCACCTTGCTTATCTACTAGTGGATCCAGAATACTTGCCATAACTATATTTATACGCCTAAAATTAAAAAAGAGGTAGCGATTTCTCGCTACCCCTTAAAGTTATCAGTTTAGAGAGAGATAGATTACTCTTCCTCAGCCAATTTACTAAAATATGACAAAGTATCATCTTCGCCATTGTCAATAGCTGTTGAAGAAGCAACAACTGTTTCACTTTTCACTGGTCTCGTAGCTTGAGGCGGGAGGTTTGCATTTTCTACGGTACTAGCGTTTCTATCACCTGTAATTACCCTATTCAGTTTCTCTTTGAGTTCATCATAGGTCTTAAAATTACTAAGGTCAAGGAAAGGTTTTAGAGCATGTTGTTTTGACCAGACTTCCTTAATCTTGTCATCACTTTCAAAGAGTGCCGAAGCGCTCTCAAACTCAGATTTGTCATAGTTCCAATAGCCATCAACTTTTCTGATTTTCAGTTTAAAGTTAGCACCTTTCCAAAAATCAAATGGATTGATAGGGCTTTCATCTTCAAAAGCAGGTTGCATTGACTCTGTGATCTTGTCAAATATCTTTTTACCAAACTTGAATAAGAATACTTTACCCTCATTCTCTGGATGTTTAGGGTCTGACACAACTAGAATATTAGAGTAGTAAGATAATTTTCTTTTTCTCTTTCTAGCAATATCTTTATCACTGTCTAAACCAGTATTCCAAAGTCTGCTATTCTCCTCTGACACAGGATCTTTTTGACCAAGTGTTGTTAGAGAGTTTTCAATAAACCAACCACCTTTGTCTTGGAAAGCATGAGACCATATTCTCTGCCAAGGTAAATCTTCACCCTCTACAGATGGTAGAAATCTAAGCACAGCATAACCGTTACCTGTTTTATCTAACTCTGGTTTCCAAAATCTGTCGTCTTGGTATTTGTTTTTATTTGATTGATCTTCTGGAGCAAGGTTCTGCTCTAGTGCTTTTGTTAACTTGTCAAAATTGCTTGACGAGCTTTTTAGTGTTTCAAAATCCATATTATTCTCCTTATGTATAATTGTATTTGTATTGTCTGTTTAATCGACATGTTTATTTATAAGACTTTTTAGCATTCTCTTGTTGTTTTACCCACCTTTTTAATTCAGCTGGGTCAGGTTTAGGTATTGTCTTGTTAAACCTATACTCTTTATATCTTTCACACAAACTTATGATAGCGTCTAAAGTTCTATAAATTATTTTATCAAACATATGCCTAATATAACACATTATCTTGTAAATGTCAATGCTCATTTGATTTTAAATTTCTTTTGAAAGTCTGCCATATTCATATACTCCAGATTGGTTACAGTACCGTCCCATTCTAATGGTGGAGAGTTCACAGCGTTTGGTGTATTCAAGTCTGGATTTACCTTTATAAACTTCACTCTCTGGTTTTTGTTCTTACCATTAAAGTCCCAAAATGTCTGTTTCCATTGTGTCACCCAATTGACACTAGGTGTTGGTGTACTTTTTGCTATTACATAATGAGGTGTGCCTTTGTACATATTGTTTACTAGATTATGATGGCTATTTAAATCGTGGCCTACCAAATATACTTCTTCAGGTTGTTCTCTTGTACAAGCAATATAGGCTGATGTTGGCCCAGCAGCCCAACCATGGTCTTTTGTTTCATGTAGTATATCATTTATACAATTAGACTTGTCGTTGTCTTTACACCATGATACCTTAATTGTATTTTGTTGTATATGTTTTCTCTGTTGAGATTTATCTTTTTTAATTATGGTCACCATACCTGCCACATTTGAGCCGTGTAATACAAATTCATTTGTTTCAGGCGTTCTCTCATTCTCATAAAATATACCCTCTGATCTTGCTAACTCTATGTCTTCAGGATTGGCACCACCGCTCATCATATTTTCATATAGTTGAGCAGGTACTTTTGACCAGTTTCTAAAGTAACATTGGTTTTCATAAGCATAACCACTGTGATAGATTTCATGCATTATACCCATGTCAACAGCGATCAATACATCTGGTGTAAAATCTCTATACAAGGCATTACAACCATATATCTTGCCATGTGGTCTTAATTGTAGTAAGTCTAATTTACTTCTACTCTCACCATTACCTATACAAAATACTCGTTTCATACAAATACATCTTTCATTGTTAATTTACATTCTGTAGTATTAAAATTTATAAAAGGTCTTAACTTGGTAAGCGTAGATGAGATTTTAGGCCATACAACTTTCTCGGTAATCTCTTTAGAAAAATTCTTGCTAAACGATAAGAAGTGGTCAAACACGATAGCGGTCTGTAGGGAGAGTTTTTTTTGAATAAGTAATCGTAAAAATCTAGGATGTTGTCCGCTATGGCATAAGAAACCATCATCAAAAGAAATATTACGAGCATGAAAGTCATCATTAATCCGTAAGCAATCGTTTCTAAAGTGGTAACTAAAGGCTTCTTTCCGTTTCTTATAATCCAAGAAAACATCTTTACCATCTCTTTGTAACAAATTACCAATCCATCCCTTGCTATCTGAAGCAAAGTTAGCAACAAAGAAATCAAGTATATCATTTTGTCCATATTGTTTACTTAACTTGTGAAAGAAATATCTATCGTTTCTTTTCGTAAATGTTTCTAGTTTACAGTTAACCTTTCCCTCGTATTTGACATAATCATAAGTCTTGGTTGTGAAGTGTAACTTAACTCCCAAATAAACTTTAAATACATCATATCCTCCATACATAATTATATAGGCATTGGAGCCAAATCATAAAATATGGTCATCACTAACCTAGAATTATTTATGTCATCTCCAAAATTATCTGTTGGTTGATGTTTTATGTTAGAATTATACAACAGTAATCTATTGTATTTATTTTCTATATTAATTGTTTCTTCTTTTAAATATAATGTAGTACCTGTGTCCCTTGCTCTGTCCCATGTAATTTCAGGATTTAAATATACTACACCACCATACCTTGACTTGTAACCAGGAGCTACAGGATCAGTATGAATAGGTGTGTTCATGCCTTTAAGTGTATATGAAAAAGAAATTTGTAAAAGACAATTGACATTTGTACCAACTAAATCATTTACATCATCTAATTCACATAATGGTTGTCTTATTTTATCGTTAACATCTTTAAAAAATTGAGAATTGGTATCATTGAAATAATCTGTTCTCTTACCTGGAAATGCATCTAAACCATCATGTGGGTGGTTGTCTTTATCATAAAATTTTTGTTGTAAAGCAAAGTTTCTAAATGAATCTGGTTCATTAAAAAAATTATCAACAACAATATATTTTTTCATTATATAGGCAGTTGACCACACTTCGGATATTTAAGCATTCTNAAATTCGTAGCCTCTAGTTTGATCTTCTCTTTCAAAGATTTTGATATCATTGGTTTGGCAGTTGCTGGGTCAATTTCTAATTCTTCACAATATAATATTACAGCGTCCATGTATGAACACCTTTTTTCTTTGACCATGGTCTCTATTTTTAAACTAAATTCTTTACTATTCATTTTCACTTTCTGTATATGAGGTGGCTACTACCGCTAGATTTCACCACCTCTGTTATAACATTACCAATATAACACAATTGGCTTAATTTGTCAATGTTTTAAGTATCAGTACCACTTAATAAACTTTCGTTCATTTTTAAATCAAATGTATGAAATATCATACACTTATATGGGTCAGTTGGTGTTTCTGCTACTGCTAGAGTTTGTTGCTTATCATTGATATAATATGTTACAGCAAATATGGCAACACCATCTGGCTTGGCTTTTTCTCTACCAAAGCTTACATTTATAGGTGTAAACTTATTATCTTTTATATATTGATCGACTGATTCTGGTGTTCCGCACATCATAGGCATACTCATAGAAAATAATTCGTATTCTTCAACGGCGTAGGTGATTGTAGACCACAATAGGCAGATCAGTAGTATTAGTTTTTTCATATCTTTTTTATAAGATATGGGCTACTTTTGCTTGATCTTATCCTTGTTTAGTTCTTCATAATATTTATAAAAACCATCAATCGCTTTTATAAGGTCTTTATCATAGTCTTTTCGTTCTTTAACAAAAATCTGTGATGTGCCATCTTCACTGGCTAACATGATTACTATTTGTTCAATAGGGGTACCAAATATTTCTTCATACATTATGGCATAAGCAGTACATTGCATAAAGTAATTGTCAATCCAGCTTTCTTGTCGCTCTTTGTTGGCTGTCTTAAAATCTATTACAGATAGTTTACCATTGTACTCAGCAACACAATCTACTTGACCAGCAATTGTTAGTTTGTGACTAAACATAATTGCCTCTAGTAAATGTATATTGTCAATCTGATCTATGTATGGTTTTAGTAGTTTAAATAAACCTAATGGTAACACATCACGGATAGATGGTGTTTCATTCTTAATGTATTGTTCAACTAGGGTATGGGTTGCTTTACCTCTCCTAGAGGCTCTATTCATTTCCCATTGAGCAACCTTTTCACCAATTGCATCTCGCCATTTCTGTAGACCTGCTTTTTTAAGAATACCTAGTACAGTGGTTACAGACGGATAATTCTTCTCGTCAACTTTGTAAAATCTAAAACCATCAATATTCATACCTTTGGTTTTAGGAAGTTTTGATTTATCTAAATCAATAAAATTAAATTTTCTAGTCATAATATCTCCAATATATCATTATTTAAACAAAAAGTCAAGCCTTAGGTGGACCTGTACAATGTCATGTGATCTGCTATCTTTTCGGGTGAGTTTCTTAACTCTTCCCTATCTTCTTTTCAGTTAGGATTGTAAGCCTCATATTTGGTTTTACCTGCTTCATCACGGTAAGCTCGTAAAATTTGTTTACGATTTTCACCATCTGCTCTGTATGAGCAGTGGATCCACCCACTGTTAGGTTCACCAATATTATGGTATTCCAAAATCAACTGGTCATATTCCAGGTTCTCTGCTATGTATTTACATAGTTCAGCGTTGCTTAATCCAAACACCTCAAAATCGGCCGCCTGGCCTTTAGCGTGCTGTGAATTTACACTTGATCCTATGGCTACACATAACTCTGGACTACGGTACCCACTTGATACAGAAACTACTTTACCATAATGGTCTCTTACTTTCTGTAATACATTTTCACATAAATCCTTTAAACTATTCATGTGATCTTCGCTAGGGTTATTACTAATACCCTTACGCTCAGCTGTTTGTGAAGCTGTAAGTTCTTTTAAACTAAAGTTATTGCTTAGTTTCATTTAATTTTTCCTTTGCTTGTAATTTAAGTTTCTTTGCCTCTTTTAATAAAGACCAGGAAACACTACCTCTGTCTGAGGTACGCTTCTGTTCTAATATTTCAACTTCTCTTTTCATTTCTTTATGTTGTTCTTTTCTGTTCATATTATCCTCTCGTAAGTTTTAATATCTTCTCTATCTGTCCTTTTATAATTGGTCCTCTATTTGGCCAATGTATGTATGGTTCATCACTTTTACTTAAATTGTATAAAAACGGAAGTACAATCTTTTCAATGTCTTTAAATCTTTTTAAAGTTGATTCATCCGTTTCAGTTTTAGTTATTGTTTCTTTGTCTGCCACTATTTGCATTATCTCATTCATCATGCCTTTAATATCTTTGACATCTGTTTTTACTTTTGAGATTTCTAATTTACTGTCTTCAACTATCTTTGGGTCAACACTAGGTTTATCTTCAGGTGTTGATGATACTGGCGTCATACCCCAATCATCATCAAGGTCAAATCCTCTCATAAAATCTGGTATATCGTTTGCCATTATTTTTTCCTTTTTCTATGCTTAGCTAATACAGCTTCTGTTTTAGATTGTTTAATTGTTTTTCTACTGTACCTGTCTGCCAAGGCACTTTTAGGGTGGGCCTCAGCAATTCTGCTTAAGTTCTCTTTCCATCCACCGTCTTGTTTAATACTACCTACACCACTTACAATATTTATGCCTGTTATTCTCTGTACAATGTGTGGATTCTTATCCTTGTACTCTTCCATCTCAGCAATTGACATCATTTCGTCAAATTGTTTTTTGGTCTTATTATTGTAAAATGTATAGATTGGCATTATAGATTTGTTATAGCTTCTAACTTATCTTTAGCATGTGCCAATGTTTCTGTTTTTTTCTCTGCTGTTACCACATAATCAATATGTTCAGCAACACCAATTGGTGACGCTAGGAAGGTTCTTAAATCAGCCTCTGCTACAGCTATATCACCTTCTAATTTTTTTATTAATGCTTCTTTAATCATTTGTTTTATCTCCTCTTAATCCGTCCCATAATAACTTTTTTTCATCAAAGGTAAACGGTCTTATCATATTTAGACCTTCATTTTTTCTATCTCTGGTCTGTCTTTTAGATTCATTTAGTGACATCTTTTCCATTTCTTCATAATCCATAATTATTTCTTTCTCAATTCTTTTCTTAATTCACTTATTCTATGTTTTAATCCGTCTATTGTGGTGTACATCCAACCACAATCGTGTGGTTCTAATTTTGATCTAAACCATTTAATAGTTTCTTTTAAAACTTCAATCTTCTTTTCTATACTCATTATTTCTTCCTTTTAAAACTGCCTTTGCCTTTTTTAGGTTTAACAACTTTTGGTTTATATTTTGGTGTTCTCACCTCTTTGGCAACAGGATTAGTTTTCATTTTATTTCTCTAGTATGCCTTGTATATCAGTTTCAGGCATTAAGAAGTAATCTTTACCCTCTACTTTTATTTCTCTACCTGACATATGAGCAAACTTAACTTCATCACCAACTTTAACTGTCATTGGACTTCTAACGCCATCGCCATGTTTTCTACCTTTGCCACAAGCGACAACTGTACCTTGTTGTGGTCTTTCATTAGTGGTCAAAATAATACCACCTTTTGTTTTATCTTCTGCTTTTTTTGCTTCACCATAATCTATGAGAACATAGTTACTTAATGGCTTAAACTGTATTGTCATTATCAACTCCTATTTTGTACCATTCTGGCATTTTTGCTGGACTTTTCCAAGTAGCAAATCTTCTTTTTTCTAATATATAATATTTACGATAACTAGCAACACTATCACCTGGTATCTTACAGTGTTCAGGCATAGCAGGTTTAGGGTCGGTAGCAATCACATTATATTTAGCGTTCTTCGGTGGATGCTTTAGTACATCACCAAGTTTATCAATTGTTACATGATTCTTTGTATGATTATATCTTTTTTTATATTCATCATTCAAAGCCATCATATGTTTGTATAACCACATATAGTTGTAAGCAGATTCAAATAACCATATTGTACTAGGGTGTTTTACCCAGCCTGCTTTGTATAGTAGTGGTTCTAAATTTGGATTAGGGTGTGTCCACCTTTTAATCTTTCTACCATTGGCTGTCTTGCCATAGTATTCTGTACCGTCCATAACTCTATGACATGTACATAACAGTTGTGCTGACTCTAGTATCATCTTAACAACATGTTTATCAATCATCATTTCGGCCGCTATTTTCGGATCTTTATCTACATAAAATACATTCATTAGTGTATCAACTTTCTCATTACATATTCCATAGCACCATATTGATTGGCTAGATCAATCATCTTTTTGTACCATAATGCCTTAAAGTCATTATCTTGAGCAGTGGCACAGGCCTTCGCTAATAAATTGAGTTTTCTAATTTCTTCGGGTATGTGTACTTTTACATCCATAATTTACTCTCCTTTGTCTATAATATATCATATCCAGGGTAAATGTCAAGCCTATTTGCCGAGATTTGTCCCATTGGTCACCACTGTTCTAAAAAGGGTAAAACCCTTGTTATTCCAATCTAATTTCTTGGTACACTCTGTATCTGTAACACACACGGTTTTAGTACAACCTGATAGAAACACCACTAATAATATACCACACACTATCTTAATCATTTATTCTCTAAATCTACAATCTGATTCACTCTTAATTTGATCTCATCTGGATCATCACCTAACGGTTTTATTATAGTTTCATATTTTTTTAACTTCTTATTTCTTTTATTAAGTTTTTCTATCTTTTTCTGTAACCAATTATTGTCTTTGGTATTCTTATTAGTAAGATTTTTATGTGCTTTCCACTGCCTTAGAGATATGTTGGCCGCTATCAACAGTAATACTGCCAAAGGGTCAAATACAAATATTAATATCAGTATTACAATTCTAACGGCATGGTCAAAGTTATCTTCAGCATTCTCACCATAGATTAACTCTGCCACATATTTGATAGGTCCTACTTCGGCCTCTATCTTATCTTGTGATAGTTCTAATTCTGCTTTTTTATTTGTTAGATTGGCAACCTGATCACTTGCCTCATTTATGGCTGTGTTTAATGAATCTCTTTCTTCTTTTTGTTTTTTTCTCTCTTTTAGACCTCTAGTTACATATTCTTTGTCTATGTAAACCTCTAGCGCCTTGTCTAATAGACTTAAAGACTTTTCAGCTCTGTCTATAATTAAATTTTGTTGATTGATTTGTTTATCTAATAGTTCTATTTTAATATTATTACTAGATGTAGGTCTGACCTGGTCTAGGTGTGCCTTTGATAAGAAACCAAAGATACCCATAGAGGTAATAAAGATTAATATAATAATGGCACCAAATAGATACCCTTTTAATAACCTTGGTACATCACTGTTCCAATTATGATACAGCCAACTGGCCGCTACTAACTTACCTACTTCTAGTGCTGAACCCATAGCAATAATAGGTATTACGGCACCAGCAAATAGTGTTGCTAGACCAATGATTGAATAACCAGCAGCTATAACAGATATAGATATGGCTGATAAAAATGTTAGTATCGTTAGAAACATTATTTGATTTTGTAGTCTTCTCTAATTTTGGTTAATATGCTTTTGATTTTTGAAAAATAGTTTTTATCACTGGCGTAAGCGTCAAGTGTTTCTACTAGAATATATGGATTGTCTATACCATCTTCCCTTAATTGTCTGTACTTCTTATAAGCACTACCATTATTTAGTATAGTTATATAGTTTAAAACACTATTACATTCATGTTCAAAAACTTTAACACCCCACTTCTTAGGATTATTTGACGGTAACATATGAGGTTCCGTTAAGTCATATGTTCTAATACCAAATAGGTTTTTACCAACTCTAGCAAATCTACTATTTCCCCAGCCACTCTCTAAAGCTGCCTGTGCCAATAACAATTCTATGTTTACTGGATAAACATCTGTTGTGGTGTAGTCAATATATTCAACACACTTTATAACATTGTCTATAAACTGTTGGTTGTTTGTATGTTCAAAGTTTGGTAGTTTTGGTACACTTGCCTCTGCTCTAGCAGTTGTATCTTTTATATAATGTAAAACTGTTATTATTAATATACATACTACAAAAACTGTCATTAATGTTTTGATTATATATTTCATTGAACCCTCGCTATGTATTCATATGATGGTATAGGTGAATCATCAACATTCTCATAAGTATAGTTTGTTTTCTTTTGAAAGAAATCTAACCTATCAGTATATGATTTAGCCGTGGCGAATATCTTTTCTGCTTGTTTATCTGTATAGTTATTATGAATATCAATTACCCAATTGCCTTCGTAATAAACCGTACTTGTGCCTGGTATATTTGATAGTTTAGATAGTTCTCTTAATTTAAGTAGTGCCTCACCAACTCTACTCTTAATATATGGGTCTAACTCTTTTACTTTTCTCATACTTCACTCTCTCTTTCATTATAAATCAAGGCCAATTTTATTTAACTTTGGTCTGAAACTATAAAAAATCTTATTATGATTTCCTGTATCACCTATATTAGCCATTTGATATAGATGGACCATTTCGTGTCCTAGTGTGTCCACAAATTCTCTTTTATCTCTGTATGTTGGTAACATCTCCAACCAGAATTGTCTTGTACCTTTTCTCTTCCACTCCCATGCCACAACCTGACCCATACATGTAATTTTTGGGTCTCTGATATTCTTAATAAGAATTTCATTAAACGGAGATAGTTTGTTTTTAAATACAACTTTATTAATTATCTTAAAGTAATACTTAATATCTTTGTAAGTTGTTTTGTACTTCGTTCTCTTTGATAATTCTCTCTTTAGTATTCTTTTGACTTTCTGATTTGACATTTTTCTCCCTTTTGGTTAAGATAAAAAAAATCACTTACAATCATCCTGTATATCACTACCTTTCAATAAAGTACACTTATATTCTTCATCTGCTTTCAATCTCATTTCAGCCAACAGACTATCTAATATAGCAGGTAAGTATGCCTGTATAATCTGTATTGACTCTAAAGCAAACTGGTGACCTAGTTTTGACATTTCATACTCTAATAACTTTTGAGTATCTATGTCAACGCCTTGTACTTTAGTTTGTATAACATGACCTATAACTGCTTCTGTATAGTCATCAGCCTTAACAGAGGTCATTAAACTCGTTAGACTAAACCACATTGTCGCCAATATGATTGTTAATGTTATCAAGTATTTCTTCATAGTATATTCTCCTTATATTTATTGGTATAGGATACCATAAAAAGGCTATAAAGTCAAGCGTTTATTTTCGTTGGGAGGTAAGGGTTTTGACATGGCCGGAGCGTGTCCGACCATGTGATTCGTCTGAATTACTTGGTAATTCTCATAAAGTTGTCGTCCCAGCCAAAGGTTTCTTTTACCAATTGCTCTGTTAGACCTTTATATGCTTTATTTAAAGTCTTGTCTTTTACATTTATCATAACTTCAGCTTCTGTTTGATGTAAGCCTTCTAGTAATTGTATAAACATAGTTTCTTTTTTAGTTTTACTAATTGTATTGTCGCCACCCTCTATGAAAAGGTATAGTCTTCTTGACTCGTTTCTTAACATTGAGTGTTCAGTACCAACAGGAGCCTCATTCGCTATGTACGGTGGTGTTCCTTCTGGTAATACAAATTTGATCTTTGGATCAAATGCTGCCTTTAAGATTTGTCTAATGTAGGGTGTATCATATTTTCTTAATACTTCTATCTTTTTAGGTTTATCTTTGGCGTTATTAATTTTAGTAAAAATTTCATGTACAGTTTCGCCTGAAGTACCTGATGTACTTGACATAGCTGACATAGCTTGTTTACTAATTAGTCTTGGATTGCTTGCTTGTTCGGCCATTATTTACTCCATATATGTTTCAAAAGTCTGATATAACTTCTATCATTGACTTCATTTTATTATCAATAAAGTATGGTAACAGGAGCGACCTGTCTGGTACTTTATATCCTTTGTACTTATTTATAATGTTTTCCTGTATCGTTAATGGTATCTGGCTTAGATCAATTAACTTTTTATTTCTATTGAAATGCTTTTTGGTTTCTGAACCTAATGGTATATTTTCAATATTTGACCACTCTGCCAACTTTTGTTTAGTAATAGGTTTCTGTCTTGTACCAGTAACAAACTGATCATCTGGACTTAATATGTTTGGTACACCATCTGATCTATCACCTTTAATAATTTGTTCTCTTAAAAATTTAATAGGGTCTTCTTGTTCACCAATATAACCTTTTAAGAAAGGCGACCATTGATACACATTACCATAGTGGTGTAGTTGTATAAAGTCCTTGTCGCCTGATACGACTAGGTACTTATCTTCCGTTTGTTGTTTTACTAGTGTCGCTATTATATCATCTGCTTCACAGTTCTCAACATACATCATTATGTATGGAAAGTTTTTTGCTATCTCATCTTTAACTTCCGTTATAATCTTAAATATATTATCCCAATCAAACGGACCATCTTGTCTGGCCATTTTTCTACTATGTTTGTATTGTGGGAAAAAATCTCTACGCCATGGATTACCAGCGTCTGAACATAATACCATAGTACCATATTCTTCTTTAAACTTTACATTGAAACCTCTCAAAGAATTTAAGACCATGTGTCTAATCATATCTTTATTTGGTTTTACATCACCTTTACCTCTAACTTGTGCCATCAAGTTTGAAATTAATATTTGATTAAGGTCTACAAGTATCATACTGTATCATCACCAAAGTAATATGGATTCTTTTTTAATTCTTGTTTTTGTTTCATTCTTTTTAATTCTTCTCTTTGATTATAGTTATATATTAGAAATGCTATAAAAAAAACTGTTACAGTTAATATACAACCTATCACTCCCAATGCTAATCCGTATCCGTATGGCATAATATAAAAGGCGGCCCTAAGGCCGCCTCTCTTAATTTAATTAAGCGTCAATAGAAGCAACTGTAGCTTTTGTAGGTGCTACAACTGAAGCATTGTCGTATTTAAAAGGTGTTCCGTATAGGGCTTTGATACCTGCTGATATAATAGCTCTAGTAGGTGTACCTAATCTGTACACATGGTTACCTTTTGATTTTGAACCGTAGATCATAAAACCTTCAGCTCTTAAAGTATCAACCATACTTCTTGGTGACTTTAGACCGTAAGTGGTATTTAAAGCTTTCCAAGATACTGATTGACCTCTTTGTAATAGATTAAGAATTTTAGCCTTTTTAGACATTTTTTTTCTTCCTCTAGTTTCTGTACTCGTTTTTTTAGTTAAACCAAACATGATTTATCTCCTTTTGTTTATTATTAAATGCTATTTTACAACCAGCTGTGGCGATTCGCTTAGGAATTTTGTTATTCATCTAAATTATCTCCTTCGAATAAGGTTGAATCGTTTAGATTATTTAAATCTTCTTTTACATCTTTACTTAATGGTTTATTTGTTTTTATTGGCTTGTCAATCACACTACTATAATCTATTCTAGCTGACAAGGCACTACCTTGGTTTGCTTTTACTTGTACCAACTTGTCTGATAGTTTTTGTGCTGGGTGTACCATATCAAAATCTCTATAAACTAAACCTCTTATCATATCTACTACCATAGCCAAATCTTTTGTAAATGTATTCTTCTCCGTTTTAATGGCAAGATCATACAATTGTCTTAACAAGTTCATACTAATATCATCAACTGCCGTTTCAACAAACTCTTTTGTTTGTTTCTGTTGTATTCTCTTAGCAGCCTTATCGTCTTTTACACGAGGGCCTGCTGTAGATTTCTCAACAATTCTATTTGTTGGAAACTGTATTATGTTATCGTCACTTGACACTTCTTCTATGTCCTTCTCTGTTGTTTACATAAACCCTTATCAACCTTGATACATCAACCTCTTCCTCTTTGAGAGATTGTGGATTTACAAATAAGACTCTGCTTTCATTTACCTTTAGTACATGTTCGCCATCTACAACTACAGCTTCGTCTGTATGTTTACGCCAATCATGTGAGCTATACTCAGCCATTATATGACCTCACCCTTAAAGTTTACTTTACCTCTATCAGCAAAGTGTTCTATCAACTGATTGTACCCTCCAATAAGTTCGCCATCAATCTTAATTTGTGGCATAGTTCTTACTGGTTTACCAATATCTTCCATTAGTTTTGTAGGGTCTGAATCAAAGTCTTTCTCTAGTGACTTTTCTTCATATTCAAGGCCAAGCGATTTTACCATGTGCTTCGCCTTGTTACAAAATTGACAGTTGTTTTTACTGTATATTACTATTTTCATCTTTATTACCTATTAGTTCTTTATAAGCAAGATCAGCTTTTTCTTTTACATTATAAGCGTCAATAGCTTCTTCAATTGTGAAGTTGTACATTTTATTGTACTCGCCCATTGGTAACTTTAATCCAATCCACACTCTGTAATAATTATTTTTAGTAATTGTTACATCTTTAGCAAAGATTTCATAACCTCTAACAGGTGTATTCTTAATTAAGTTTACAATTGTAGACTCAACCTCTGATACAGTTGTTTTAGTTTGATTCTTTCCTAACTCTGTGATGAATTGTTTAGAGGACTTATTCATTTCACCTCTAATAATATCAGCCATTTCTGCCTTAGCAATCATCATACCTTTTTCAATTGCTAATTGTAGATCAGGTGATACAGCTGTACCAACTCCGTAGATACACAATTTATCTTTGTTTTTACCAAACTTGGTTGTGCCACATGCTTTCTTTTCAGAAAAATCTGACATGTACCATTTTGGTACTTCTTTTAAGATTTTGCCTTTTTCAGACTTCATCTTATATGTGCTAGAGCAATTAGCAACCATCAAACCGGCAACCAATACTAGAGCTACTTTCATTACTTTGTTCATATTATAACACCTCACTTTTTACATTATATACTAATTGTTGTAATTTGTCAAGTCCCATTGAGATATAGTCTAAAAACTCGTTTCCAGACATACCAGTGACTATAACAACCACAAGTGAGATTATGACTATATTCTTAATCATCTAACCTCCCATTCACCATTTACCATTAAACATGTCTTTCCTGGTGTCTTAAAAGCATGTTTATCCCGACTATAATATCGGCAATATTCTGGTACTGACACATCACGGTAGTAAAACTGAGCAAATAACTCCCAATAACCTGGTGTTTCAATACCTTTCTTACCATCAGCACACTCTAAAATTTCTTCTTTAATAATATCGTCACCTTTTTGTTTGATTATTACTTTAACAAAACAATATTGACCATCTGTTTTTTCTGGTTCAATTGATTTAACTTTTTGATATAATATCTCATTACTATAAGCATAATTTACAACTATACTTGTCAAAAACAACAGACACATTATTAACATTATTTTTCTCATACAATTTTATCCGTTAAATATACTAACAGAAATACTACAGCCATTACAACTAATATAATTCTACCAGCCAATGCTGTACCTGTTAAATATTCGTTTATTAAATTATTCCACTTATCCATTATTTGGTGCCTCTATCCATCTTCCGTCTGGTAACTGACAAGCAGTGCCAAATACCATTTCTCTGTTTACTCCACCAATACCCACTAACGGCCATTGATTTGATATATCAATAGTAGCGTCATAGTCTTTACACTTGATTGGCCCTTTTTGATATGTACTATAAACTTTTATAATACCACTGTTACCAGTTTTATTATTAAACCAATTTGTATAACTAGAACCATTTGGACTTGTATTTAAATGGTCTACGAATACAGCATTGTGTACATCATAATCTGAATTGTACATTACTTCAGCACCAGCAAAAGCACCTACTACAGCACAAGTAGCTATAGCATATGGGTTATCAATACCCATAGTTACACAAGCACCTGTAGTGGTTGTAGCACCTAATGTAGCACCAACATTTGATCTAGTTGCCGTACAATTTGTGACTAGTAAACTAGCCATTATAATTAATAATATTCTAAGCATTCAGTTTCTTTATTGTATCATTTACTTCGTATAACTCATCTTCTAGTTGTTGTACTTTACCGGAAGGACCATTAAACTCGTAGTGTTCTAACTTCTCGTTTATTTCTTTTTTCTGGTCTTCTAATTGTTTTATAGTTATATCTTTATTTGTCATATGGTTGTGTATCGTTAGCAATTAATTTACAGGTCGCCTGAATATCATCAATCAATTCTTGTACTTGTTGATCTCTTTCAGGCGTCTTTGGATTATTGTATTTAAGATTATAGAGTCTATCACTTGTCTTTTTAAGACCATCAACCTTTAAACAAAAATCACTAATCTTGTGTATCATTATTACCTTTAAATAAAGTTTTTAATTTAGACCACATTTCAGCATTCTTAACTTTTTGGTCTGCCCAAACTTTAGTTTGATAAGCAATAGTCTTTTCTTTTTCTGATTTTAAGAAATTAACTACCACATTCTCATCACTTTTTACCATAGTAGCCATTAAGACTAATATAGTTATCATCATCATTGTTCTCATATTTTCTTTCCCATTGTTTTAAAGTCCTTAACATCAACAATCATATAAGGACCCTTGTTGTATGCCACACTAATTGTTTTACCGGCAGGTATCTGTGTAGCATATTTTCTTTTGACACACATGCCGTCAATCTTATCACTAGTAGGGAGCGATGGCCTACATGTATAATCTGGCATATCATAACCGTCAAAACCGGTCATTACTTTACCTGTGATCATATCTAAACTAACGCCTAGTGATTCGATCCAGTTATTGTGCTGTTTCTTTAGTTTTTCTAACTTCTCTTTTTTCGCCATTTTCATAAGTAAAAAATTCTGCTTCTTCTTGTGCCTTCTTCTCAGCATATGTCATATTGAATACTCTCATATATGTTGCATCTCTAGGATTGGGCGCTGAATAATCATCAATCAAATTTTGCATTTGATCAGATGAAATTGATATGTTAGCAAAGTTCTTAGGTACTTTGATCATATCTTCTTTCAGTGTTGTAAGATAAGCGATTCTGTGTTTAAAAGATTTCTTTTTTGATTTCTCATCTTTTAACTTTACATCTTTAAATTCAGTAAAGATTTGTTCTTTAGTGTACATATAACTCATATATTAGTCCTTTTCTGTTTAATTAGTCTATATCCTATCATAATTGGCCATAATTGGCAAGCCCTATTATTTCCCTTGTCCACTCTCATTTTCTAGCTCTATACCAGTGTCAATTTCTGATTGGACCTCTGCCCATTTGTCAAATTCATCAACTTCCGATTGTAATTTATCTCTGAAATCTTGTAAAGTGATTTTAGCCTTTACCACTTTTTTTTCTGTTTCTTCTTTGTTATTATAATTGAGTTTATTTAAATCAGCCAGTGCTGATTCTATAATATCAATTGTTGCTATTGTTTCTATCATATGTACTCCTATATTCCTAAGGCTTTTATTGTTTGTTCCTCTGTAGATGGTATTGGTTTGCCTTGTTTCAACCAATCCTCCATTTGTTCAAAGTAAAATGCTTCGTCTTCTTTACCACTATCTGATAATACTTTATTTGCCAATTTAAAAAACTTGTACATTGACATGTCTTTCATACTCGGCTCTATCGCTCTTACGACTTTACCTGGTCTTTGATTACTCATTATCTAACTCCTTCTTAAATTCTGGTAAATGATTAAGATTGGCAAATCTACCATTCTTATCAACAGCGTAAGCCAAGGTCTGTCTATGTTTCTTAATAGTTGTTCTAAACAAGTCTTTAGCCTCGTTATATGTCTTTACCATAGTCTTGGTGCTCTTATTCAGTGATCTCCACTCCATAATTGAATACTCAACAGCGTTATCTATCACGCCTTGTTCCCACTCGTTTGGTTTATTGTCCACTGATAGACCCCCATAATATTAATAGTAACATACCTGGCACTACGATTGACATAGGCCAAAATTCTAATACATCTTTCCAACCTAACTTCTCTGCCTTCTTTTGTTTTTTTAAATCTGCTTTAATCTCTTTCATTAGATTATGGATAGGTTCACCTTTTTGAAAATTAGGGAAACCCATATCATTTAGCATACCAACTTGGTTGTAAACTTGTAACAGTGTATCTTTCTTTACATTGATATTAACTGTTTTCATTTTTAACCTCATCAGCATATTGATCAATTTCTACATCACCATTTTCCTCAGCATACTCATCATCTGTATAAGAAACTTTACCAAGATATTCTGTTGTATCTGAATCTGTATAGTTGGCGTCAACCATATAGGTCTCAACACCATCTTTAGTTTCTGTAATCTCGTGGTTTATTTGTGAGTGATCTATACCATTATCACCTAATTTTTTATCAGCTTCATCTTTATCTTTTGCTAATACCTCTTGTTCAATACAAAGGGTGTAATAAGTTTTCTTTCTGTATAGATTTTTACCTAAATCTTCTTTTACTAATATTATATCTGTTTGTGTGTCCATATTTTCTCCTATTTGTTGTCTTCACTACTCATTAATAAAACAATGTAGTGTATTGCTTTTAATAAATCTTTTCTATTCTTACCA